TATACTCCTAGATGAATGATTTAAATTTACTTGAGTAAAACAAGGACAGTTATTATTATCTACAAATTCTTGATCTTTACAACTTTGAAATGCAGAAATTAATATCTGACATAATTTATCAGGAATTATACTATCGTATACTTTAACCATATGAATATTCTTCTTTTGCAATATCATCCAACTTTTGCATTACTTCTTCTGTAAAATATTCTGTGGGATTCTTTAATATTTCTTTAGCATATATTTTCTTACCATTCATTTCATATCTACCTGCAACATTTTTCCACATACCACCAAGTTCTCCTAATTCTAGGAGACCATAGTATTTGTCAAGACCTCTTTCATCATAATATAATCGAATTTCAACTTCTTTATTTTCTTTACTTAGACGTGATTTATGAGTCTTTGCCTTGATAATATTTCCAATGACATCTTTTCCGTCTTTTTCTTTCTTCTTGGTAAGATAGATGATTGTAGATGCAGCATACTTGAGACCGCTGCCTCCTCCCATTTCTTTAGTTGGGACGTAAGATCCGATAACGTCATAGGTGTGATTAGTAACAATAAGTGGAATGTTTGCTTGACCAAGTTTTAATGTAAGCATTCTGAATGCTCCTTTAACAAGTTGAGATTTGGTCATATCTCTTACTTGTTTATCATTTAGGGCATCCGTAATTTCTTTCTCTGTGGAAAGCATACCTAAAGAATCTAATACAAACATACAAGGTTTGCGATTCTCTTCATCTGTCTTTAAGTATATATCTACTGCCTTCAGTGCTTTACCACGAAACTCTTCAATTGTTACAACATTTACAACAACTGTGCGTGTTAAGTCAACCCCACGAGACTTAAGTAGTCCTTTGTTGACAGCAGCCTCGGTGTCAAAATAAAGGCAGTAACCATCAGGGTTAGTATCCAGAAAGTTTTTGACAACAGCCAAGGAAAAATAAGTCTTTCCAGTAGAACTTTCACCAGCGATGGCAGTAATCTTATTACTAGAAACACCACCATAAATGGAACCGCTAACAAGCGAATTGAAGATATGACTTCCTGTATCAATGAATCTTTCTGTTTCATCTATATCTTGTGCTACTTTGGTAAAATCATCACCAATCTCTTTTACTATTTCTTTCAAGAAATCCATTCTTTACCCTCTTTACGATGATGTACTTCGACGTATGCTTGACACTTAGGACAAGAAAGATTAGTTACGAAGTCATATGCGTGATCTTCGCCATAAAACTCTTCTTCTAAATCGTGGTCTCCACCCCAGATGAGTTCAGTACCACAGTGCCAACAATCCATTTTATTTTTATTATACTATTTTTTCACTTAAACGTCAAGGTTATATTGATATTCCCTTTTCTTCACGTAGTATCTTTTTATAAGGTCCGTCAGGATTATTATCTCTGACTTCTTTTACTTCTTTCAAAAGATGATACAATCTTGCATCTCCTCCAAGAGAAAGAGCATTTACGATTGTTTCTAAATCGTTATCATTAATAGGTAATTCCATTAGGAAAAAAATAGTTCTAAGTTTACAGTTTTTTCAACATTCCACCCAATTGCATCGAGGATTGCTTTGAGTGGTTCAACAAAACTTTTGTCAAATTGTAAATCATAATCGACATACTTTTCAAGTCCAAGTTCTCTCGGAAAGTCTTGAATGAATGATATTACATTCTCTTGAATAATATTTGGTTTTTGTAGATAAAGAAATTTTACTTTCTCTCCATTTCCGATAAGTGAATACTTATTGTCAATCTTTTTCGCTTTCACATAATGATTAAACAATAATGCACCCCGTATATGTATAGGAGTTCCCTTCGCATAAATTGTAGAATTTGCCTTATACTTTTGAACATTTGATGCAGTGCGAGGAAATGCAATCTCTTCTGGTGGTAGTTTTTTAAATTGTTTTCTGGACTCATCAATAAAATCTATCACATCTTCTTCTGTTCCATTCATCATCAACTTGAGTGCGTTCTTAATAAGTAACCGACAGGGTGCAGGTGTAGATGATTTGACTGCTTCAATACCCATCATCTTTAGTTTAGGTTCATGGTATTGAACACCCTCACTATTCCATACATTTAAAATATATCTTTTCTTAGCAGTCCATATACCACGATCAGCAATGTTTTCTCTCTTCATAAACATCTTCTGATCGTAAGCATTTACGTACTCGGCCAACGTTTCATAAGAACTCGTAATATACTTTTCAAATTCCATCTCACAGATCTTATTAAGGAACGACACAATGCTTTCATTAGTCGTCTCTCGCCCTTTGTATACAGTTTCAACCAAAGGACCCAGATTGAGGTAGATACTATCAGTATCACTAGCAATGACATAATCTTCATTCTCCGTTTTTAAAATTTTGTTTAGATACTTGTTCATACGGTTTTCTATCCAACGAATAGAAACCTGACCAGATAGTGTAATAGCTTCTGCGTTGGCAAGTTTATAATAGCGAAAATATTGATTACCAATAGCACCATAAGCGGAATTAAGAGAGATCTTTTTTGCCATCTGGATATTGTTACATCTAGCAATCTCTTTTTCCAATTTTTTAGTTGGAGTCTTTTCATACTGCTTCTTTGCCTCGATCATTTTCTCCTTGAAGATCACACGATCTCCATACATCTTATCCATGAGTTCTGGTAAGAACCCACGAACATCTTTACGATACTGTGCACCATTTGCACAAGTAGCATAATCATTACTAATATCTATCTCCTGATTAAGTATCTTATCAACTGTTGCTGTTGGATGTCTCTCCTCAACGAGTGTCTCTGGGGAGATATTGTATTGCATAATAAGATGAGGATATAGAGAGTTAAGGTCAAAATTGACCACCCAATCATACTTGCCAGGTATTGGTTCTTTTACATATGCACCTGCATACTTATCATTCTTTTCCGATCTATTCTTTGGTGGAATTACAATGTTACGTTTCTTGAGATAATTGTAGATAATAGTATCCCACATTCTTACCTGATAAAACACATCGTTGTAATTCACCTTGGCATCATAGGCCATGGTGAGTGCCAACTCAATCAGTTTCATCTTGTCTTCTAAACGATCAACAAGTTCTACGTCAATAATATTATATTCTATAAACTTCTGCCATCCCTTTGAATAAAATTCTTTAAAAGTATCAAACTCTGAGTGATCAAGTTTCTGTTGACCAAGTTCAACCTTTGCAATGTAATCTAGTCGATATGATTCTTGTGCCTTGTATGTAAACTTTTTGTATAGATCTAAGTAATCAAGTTGTGTAACACCACCAACATCAAAGGTAGTATGTTTTCTTCCCATGATATGAACTTCACCTTCAGATACAAGACCCCAAGGAGAAAATCTTTTCATTAACTTTTCACCAAGAACTCTATCAAGACGTTTGCAAATATATGGTATATCGTATAATTGTATGTTCCAACCAGTGATCACATCTGGAACATCTTGCATCCAATAATCTATGAACGATCTAAGAAGTTTTTCTTCAGTGTAGCAGGTGTGATAGGTAACATTAGATTGTTTGTTATCAAAAGGTTTAACTCCCCAAGTAATAATCTGCTTAGTTGTATAGTCTTGGATTGTGATTGCCAAAATCTCTTCTGTGCACGATTCAACATCAGGGAACCCTTGCTCAGACGCAACCTCAATATCCAAAGTAACAAGTTTAATCTTACTGATATCAAACTTAATTTCATCTTCTGGATATTTGTCTGATATGTATTGGTAAACATATCTGTCATTTCCATATATTTCAAATCCTTCAACATCCTCATATTTTTTATAGAATTCTCGACAGTCTTTAACTGTACCAGGTTTAATTGCACCAACATACTCTCCGCTTAACGTTTTATATTTAGTATTCTTTTTAGACTTAACAAATAATGTTGGAAAGAACTCGTCTTTCTGTGTATATCTTTTTCCATTCTCTACACCACGAACCAGAAACTGGTTGCCGATCATTTGAACGTTAGTATAGAACTTCATTTAATAAGGTTTTCGTATTTCTCAAGTAAAGTTGGTTTTGGATCGAGAATAGTTAATATCTTATCTGATGATATCATAAATTCATTTTGATTAGTGCAATCAACAAGCCATGGTGATAGAGTATCCTGTTCACCAACGACATATGGTTCTATCATTTTACAGTTAGGATCTCCTATGTCTGCTAATACTTCTTCAATCTGTGTTACTATCTTCAGATTGTTCATCAGAACTAGTAGTTTGATTGGTTTCTTCTTTTCCATCGTCTAATACTTGTTTTTGATACATTTCTTGAATTGATTCTACAGGTGTTACCATAGTAACAACCCAATCTGTGCTGAGAGGAATCATTTTCTCTCGTGCAAAGGGCATCCATGGATGCATTCTAACAGAAACATCTGAACTTGTCTCCTTTGCCTGTAGTTTTACAACACAAGGTTTGTTAAGAAAATATCCAATAACCTGATCACTAGATGACATCATCTCTTGAACATCAGCAATTACATCTTCTCCAGATTTTAGAACTAAGACTTTGATTGTCATAATTTAGTCATACCTCCTATTAGTATAGCAAAGAAAAAGCACCCTGTCAAAGGGTGCTTGATCCAT